TAGTCCCCTTGTTCGAGCGCATACGCACAGACTCCCCCCCGCCCCCAAAGAAGTTACCAGAACGCATGGCAAAAAAGTCTAAGCCTACTCTACCTGCGACACCGGGCGGAGCCTTCCATGCTGACCTCGGGCTACCCGTCGACTACCGGCGCGAGGAGCATTGCGCGGCCCTGTCGAGTCTGATTGACGAGGCTCGCGCTGCCGGCAGCTTGACTGCGGTCGCGAACTTCACCAAGCAGCTCGCAGCCCTGGGCGGTCTAAGTGCTCCGCTGGTTGACGAGGCAAAGGCGGTCGCCGAGCCTGCGACGTACCTCGACAGTCTGCGCGAGCGCTTGGCGACTGCACGCGACATGCGGCAACGTGCGAGCAAGGCCGGCTCGTTCGGCTCGGCTGCGCAGCTGCTACATCAGGAGCTGGACATCCTACGGATGATCGACGAAGAGACGCGGGCGAAACCGTCTGCGGTTACCGAGCTGTCAGACGCCGACCTCGTTGCGCAGATCGCAGCCGACGTCGCGGCGCTCCCTCCCGCCGTGCGGGCGCGTGTGCAGGCCTCGACCAGCGGGCCGTCTTTGCGTCTGGTCGGCTCGCGCAAGACCACGGCATGACAGCCGAGCGCCTGCGCGTCAACCTTGCCGAATATGCCCGGCGCCGGCGCGAGCGCCCGCTCGACTACATGCGCTGGCTTGTCCCTCAGGACAAGTGGCTACGGATGACCGGCGACAAGCTGTACCGCGCAGGGAATCAGGCGCTGGGCAAATCTACGGCCGGGCTCGCCGAGGTCATCTGGGCGTGCCTCGGGACTCACCCGCACTACCCGACGAAAGCGCCTCCGGTGCAGGTCATCGTGTGCAGTCTCAACCAGTCGCAGTCAATCAGCATCCAAGGCAAGTGCCACGACCTGATCCCGGCAAACACGCTTGCAGATGACTGCGAGTACAACGCAAAGACCGGATACGGCGCGAATCGGCCGCTTACTCGCTTTGCTAACGGTTCGACGATCCGATGGGTGACGGACGATCAAGGGCCGCGCTCTGTTGCGGGCGCAACCGTCGACCTCGTTCTCGTTGACGAGCCGTGCAGCCCCGAGATGATGCGCGAGCTGCGCAAACGGGTGCTCGTCAAGGCCGGTCGTATCGTGATGACGTTGACTCCTATCAACGGCCCTGTTGAGCACATACAAGCGGCGGTCAAAGCCGGGCATATGCCCGAGGTACACGCGCCGCTGACGGTAGACAACCTCGTACACGTTGACACGGGCGAAGTGCGCACGCTGGAGGATGGCACGCTGTGCGATGACGAGTGGATAGCGAGGATGTGGGCGAAGGAGCCTGCGAGCTGGGCCGGCATCACGCTTGACGGCCTATGGGAGATGCGTCCCCAGGGCGCATGGTTCGCGCCTATCTGGAGTGCTGCCTCGCACGTTTCGGACTCCGCGATGCTGGACGGCGAGAGCTATTGGCACCTTGGCATCGACTACGCGAGCGCCGACCGGCCGCAAGGTCTGGTCGCCGTCTTAGTGCGCGTCGAACCTACCCGTGGCGATGCAGGCCGACAGAGCGAGAGCATCATCGTCGAGGATCTGGTCAGCCTGCCGGGTAGTGCGACCGTTACGATGTTTGCTGCCGAGATCGTAAAGATGTTGAAGCGCAACGGCCTGCAATGGCGCAACCTGCGCACGGTCTACGGGGATAATCCGGTACAAGGCAGGCACGAATACAAAGGCAACTACGACCTGACGCGCCGTCTCGCGCTCGAGCTACAGGTCGCTCAGACGGGTATCAGCCCGCGCATCCTCGGGGCTAAAGAGCGAATGAGCGGCGGCAGTCGCGATACCGGGTGTCGGTATCTGTACGAGGCGATGGCCTCGCAACGTCTGGTCGTGCGCTCGCGCTGCAAGGTGCTCATCGAGGCGATCGAGAGCTGGGACTACACCGCGCAGCATCCAGCGAAAGACCGCATCGACGCCTTGCGTTATGCCTTGAAAGACTACATATTCCCGTCTGGTCGGCAGTTCGCCAGCGTCACCCGTGTAAGGTAGGCTCTACTATGTACCATACCGACAGCCTCTACATCATCCCGCCCCCCGGCGACGACCTCGGCGAGCTTACCCGGTGGGAGCATAGCCGGCTTGTACGTCGGATGCTTGACGGGGCATGGGAGCAAGACCTACAAAACCGGGTAGCGCGCGAAGTCGGCAGAGAGAGAGCCGACGCATGGGGCGTGGCTAAGACGACTTCGATGCCGCTGGTATCCATCTGCCGCGAGACGGCCGCGCTCTACCTCACCGAGCCCGAGGTACGCGTCGGCGACACTCCGATCTATGGGCCGTTTGCTCAGGCGATCACGGCCTCGGGCTTGTGGCCTCGGATGCCACGATTCCAGGCGATGACGATCGGGCTGCGCGAATGTGCGTGGCGCGTCTCGGTGCTGCCGACCGGCGAGATCCAATACCGGCCTGTGTTCCCTGACCTGATGATCTGCGAGGCGATGGACGACCAGCCCGACGTACCGCACAGCGTCAAGGAGCTGCGCTACCGCGATGACTACGGCTGGTGCTACGACTACCTCTGCATCGAGGCAAGCGATCCAAACGGCCCGATCTATCAGGTGCTGCAAGTGTCGACGGGTGCCGACATTAGCATCGAGGTGCTCGGCGGTGACTTCAGCGGGGCTAACTACCCCTACCGTCGCAGCGACGGCACGCCGATCCTTCCGTACGTGCTCTACCACGCCGAGAGCCTCGGCGACCGGCTATGGAACTGGCGCGGCAACTGGGAGACGGTGCAAGCCTGTTTGGATCTTGGGGTCAACAACACCTTTCTTGGGCATGTGCTCCGCGATGCCAGCTTCCCCCAGCGGTACACCCTCGACTGCGGATTCGTCGGCGCGATCCCGGCCGGCGCTGATTCGTTTTCGCAGCGCGTCGAGGTCATCGCCGACCCTGCGGTGATCATGCGCGCCGAGTCAACGCAGGAAGGCCGACAGCCGATGATCGGTCAGTTTCAAGCAGGCGCTGACCCGGCCGCGCTTGAGGGCGTCATCAGCAGCATTGCGAATCGCATCGCCATCGACGCAGGCCTGCCGCCTGCGGACATTCAGCGCATGGGCGGTACGGCGCGCAGCGGCTACGCGATCGCGCTGTCGAACGAAGGCAAGCGGGCTGCGGCTCGTCGCTACGCTCCCGTGTTTCGACGCGCCGACGAGCAGCTCATGTCGACTACGGCGGTGCTTTACAACCGTGCGACCGGTAGCGCCTTGCCCGAGCTGGGCTACCAGATCACATACAAGGACTTGCCGCTGTCCCCCGAAGAGCTGCAGGCCCGACGCGCAAACGTGATTGAGTTGATGGGCGCTGGTCTGCTCTCACGCACTCGCGCCTATATGGAGCTGAACCCCGGCATGACCGAAGCGAGCGCCCTCGCCGAGCTTGCGCGCATTGACGCCGAGCGCCTTCGCATGTCCATCCCCTAACCCCCGAGGCTACGTGAACGACACTACCACTACCCCTGATACTCTCGACATCCCCGAAGATGCCACCCCGAAGGCTCGCGATCGCATCGTCGCGCTTGCGGCTGAAAAGGCGCAACTCCGGTCGCAGCTTGACTCGCTGACTCCGCAAGTCGCGGCGGCGGCAACCCTGCGCGGCGAGCTGGATACGCTGCGCGCACAACACGACGCAGCTCGCGCAGAATGGCAGGCTGCGCAGACCGGCTGGACTACCGAGCGGGCGATCCTGTCGGCTGGCATCGTAGACCCCGAGGCAGCGGACATCGTGGCGCACGCTTACAGCCGAGTCGCAACACCTGCCGAGGGCAGCAAGCCATCGCTTGCCGAATGGCTGGCGAATCGCGAGGCGCTCCCGAAAGGTGTACGCGCTTACCTCCCCGATGCGGGCGCGGTGGCTCCACCGGCTGCAACAAGTCAAGCGCCTGCGCCGACTGCTCTCCCGCCTACGCCAGCGGTGAACGCCGGGGCATCGAGCGGCACGGCAGCGCCGGCTAAGACGTTCAGCCCCGAGGCGATTCAGCAGATGCTTGGCACCCCGCAAGGCAGGGCAGCGTATGCGGCGAATCGGACTGCGATTCTCGCTTCGCTGAAGTGATACACGCGACACGTTGACACATTCGATTCAACGTGTCACGATACATGCACCGTAGGCGGTCGGGTCGAGCCCCGTAAAAACAGAGCGCACGCCGGATGATGATCTTCCTCTCGCTCACCCTGTCTTTTGGAGTCTACGATGGCTGACGCCCCGATTACCTATTCCTCGCTTTCTGACCTGACCGTTGCATCGACCCTCGCGGCCGAGCTGCAGCTCAAGCTTGGCGACCGCGCCTCGCTGATGAACCATCCCGCGATCGCCTACGTCGGCGATGTCTCGGGCTCTGGCTCTTCGTCGAAGAAAGTCGGCATCGTTGGCAAGGGCCTTGATGCGATGTCCGCTGTTGCTGACGGTACCGCGGTTGAATCCGTTGCGCTGACGAACTCCAGCGTGACGATCACCGTCGCTCGTCAGGCGCTGTACCGCGGCGTCACCGACCTTGCCGGTCAGACCTGGGCGACCGTTGGCGACCTCGTAAGCTGGTGTGCAGAGGACATGGTCGGCGCTGCCATGCTTCGCGCTCAAAGCATGATTTGCGCTGCTGGTAGCTTGTTCTCGACCAGCGTCGGAACCAGCGGCGCGGCTCTGACCGTGACTAACATCTTCAGCGCAATCGCCGCGCTCGAAGCCGTTAGCGCGCCCGGCCCGTTCCTTGCCGTCGTCAGTCCCAAGCAGCTTAGCGACTTCCAGTCGTCTTTGCGCTCGGAGACCGGCGCGCTGCAATGGATTCAGCCGACTGCCGAGCTGCTCGCGATCAAGGGGCAGGGCTTTGCCGGTACCTACCTCGGTATCGACTTCTTCGTGTCCAGCAAGTGCGCGGTGTCCGGCTCCGACAAGCTGGGCTTTGTCATCTCCTACGGCGCTATCGGCTACGCTGACGGTACCCCCGCTCCCATCATGGGCGCTGGTGGAGTCATCTACCCGATGGGTACGAAGATGTACGTCGAACTCGGACGCACCCCCGAGGCCGCGCTGTCCAAGATCGTCGGAAACTACTACGTCGGTTTCCTCGAACTTCAGGACGGCATGGGCGTCCAGCTCACGACTCGCGCCTCGTAGTCTTTTCCTCCAGCCTGACCGGTGTCACAGCCGGTCGGGCTTCCCTCCCCTCTCACTACAGGCTATCGACACATGGCACTCGTAAACCAGTTTGCACCCAAAACCTACAGCACGGCGGCAGCAGCTACCGGCCTGCCTCTGAACGCTGGCGATTACCCTGACTTCCGGCTGATGTATCATCCGAAGCGGTGGTCTTTCCATTTGACCGACGACGGAACTGGCGGCGAGTGGCTTCCCTATCTCGGTAGCCTGCCTTTCATTCCGGGCGTCAATGCAGTCGACAAAGACGGCGATGTGTCGCTTGCTTACGCTGAAAAGATGCGCAAGGGCTGGATTATCATCGAGCCAGCAAGCGACTACATCGCAACCTATGACGCACGCCCGCTTCCCTCGGGCAAGGTGCCGACGATCTACCTTCCCATCTGGATGGTGCCGACTCCGCTCGGCAGCGAAGTCCGGCTGAAGTACGACAAAGAGACGCACCATCAATACCTACGCGACCTCGTTGCAAGCGGCCGGCTTCCGAGCCTTGACCCTGACGCGGCCGAGATCATCCGCAACCGCATCCAAGACGAGCACGACCGCGACGACGGAGATTCTGCTGGCGACGGCAAGGCAGCACGCCGAGCAAAGCAAGCGGCTAAGGTGCTTGCGGCTATGGATGCCGTCGAAGTCGCACCCCCCGCAAAGCCGGCGAAACGGTCTGCACGGGTGCAGGCATGAACGAGGCCGATGTCCGCCGTGCAAAGGATGGACTCGCCCGCAAAGCTTACGAGCAAGGCGGGGCCGATGCTGTCAAGAAGTCTGAA